GATTTACCTTGACCTTCTTCTTGGTCTCAATATAGTCAGCCAATTTCCTGGTTATTTGATTCAGAATGTATTCCACATGTTTTCCACCGTCGCTCGTGTATATCCCATTTACCCAAGAAATCTGGTTGAATTCTTTAGACAAACAGTCGGAGTCTTTCGACAGGCAAACAGCATACTCCCATCGCTCTCCCGATTCCTCATACACGCGCGGGGTATCTGTCCCAATAAACAAGTCGATATACTGTTTGAAACTCTTGACGGGAATCAGCTCATCGTTGAACTTGACTTTGACGCCCTTGCCCACAATTGCCGCCATATCATATACGCGACGCTTCAGCAGTGCCATTATATCGTCTGTGAGTCCGTTGGTCAAACCGAAACGCTTGTAATCAGGCTGGATTGTGATGGTAGTGAATGACTTGACCTTACTCTTTTTGATAACCGGTGTTCCAATAATGGCCAAGTTGTCACTGAATTCCTGGAAATATTCCAACCCACGAACAGAGTCAATTGTTCTCACCGATGCTGCGGATGACAAGATGATTGCCAGCTTAGCACCGAGACCGTTCATTCCCCCGACAATCTTTTTCTCGTCTTTATCGTAGTTTGTGGAAGTGCGCAAGCGAGCAAAGATCATTTCCGGAATCCATGTCTTTGATTCGGGGTGTTGCGCTACATCGATTCCCGGACCATCGTTAGTGACTGAAATTTGTCCGGTGACTTTGTTGATCATCACTTCAATCTTGGTGACCTTATTGGCGTCTTTGGCTGTGCGTGTCGCATGGTCAGTCGCATTTACGAACAATTCGTCGCATATCTTGTTGAAACCGGGATTGTACTGAATCGTCTTGCTTATAATTGTGCCATCATCGCTGCAAATATACTGCGAAGAATCGATCAGTTCAGTGGAACCGACATACATTGCCGTATTGTGCAGGACATGCTCAATGGGGGTTTTCTCCTGATACTTGACAGCAAGCTCCTTGTCTTCGAGTTTCTTGTCGTTACTCATGTTATTCTAATTATTGTATTGATTTTAAGTCGTATATTTAAAATCAATTTTTTTCCACCTTTGGGAAAGGTGGAGCCAAAGCCTATTCTTAATGCGGAATAGGAGAGGTGCGGAGAACCTAGGTTCTCTGCTAAAAAAATTGAGATCAGTATTAACCATTTATATACAATATAATTGGTCAATAAAATCATTGTAATGAATTACACTACGGAAGAGAGGATTGCGTACCTGGAGGAAATGGTTGCTATGCAGTCAGAGCAAATTAACCGCCTTCAGCAATGTGTGAATGCGATGGTTGAATATTCTAACCTATCTGACGACAAACAATCTGAAATTGTTAATGTTTTGTGTGGCGATAATAATGAGTTTATCGAAAATCCAAAGCCTCTATTTCCCACAGACGAGAAAAGAGAAAATGCATTTGATAAGTTTGGATCAGAAGATCAGGATGCGTTGAAGTTGTTCTTCTCAACTATTGATAAAGAGGAAGATGCAGAGGATAAGAATGACGAGTTTGGCGATATCGCATTGACATTTGAAGAGTTGGAAAAGAAGTACGGGAAACTCACATTTAGTGAAGAACACAGGGATTACTGTGACGCCGACGGATTTGTCAGACGCATTTGCAACCTTTCGCATAACGAGTTCTTTGCTTCAAACATGGCGAAGGGTGAAATAAATGTGAATAATACCGATAGCTTATACCGTAAACTGAGGTTGGATGAAATGTAGAAAACATACAATTTGGCTCAACCTTGTTACACGAAGTTATGAAATGTTGAAATACAATTTTGGCTCCACCTTTTCCAAAGGTGGATTTACCGCTCTAAATATGAACCGTTATTCTGAAGGTTCGTGTAATACAATATGATAAATTTCACATCCTTTTTATCTTTTACTCGGTCAAAGAGTGTATAACTGTATGACGATTCCCACACACCAACACATATTCCTGAGCAAACCGCGCCGATATGCATATCCACAATCGCAGATACATCTCTTTCTTTCTCCATTTTCGGGGTTGTGAGATAAGTATATCCATTGTCACGCATATACTTGATCACACCATTGTCGTAATCACTTGCCAAGAAAACAGTAAGAGAATCTTTGGTAACTAATTGATTGATAATATTAATGTATTTATTTTCTAGAATCTTTTTATATTGCCGCAAGTCACTCATCCCAACTTCTTTCCCCCACGCCTGAATTGCATCATCTTCCAAGCGCAAATGAAAAACATTAATCGGCTTGTTTGCATCAATAAATTTTTGGATAATACTGGTTTCAATGTATTGCTCTGCCTTGGCTACAATTGACTGATTGAAAACAAAATTCCTCAAAATGTCACGGAACATTGGACTGTCATCGTTGTTGAATCTTCTTGTTTCTTGATATGCCAAATTTGATGGTTCGATCACAAAATTTTTTTCCAATTTTCCTTCGTGAGTGACATTACACTCTTCAGAATAAAATGTGTTGTTAATTTTATAATTTACTCGCAACTTTAGCGGTCCTTGCAGTTCTACTCCTAGCCTATCCTTGAAATGTGTGCGAGGATTTCCTTTAAAAAAATCCAGTTTATCGTGTGAATAAATTACAAGCTTCTGTTCAACAACAAGAATTTTGTCTGTGAGATCTAGGCTATACATGTCATTACCATACAAGATGCTTATAACCTTTACATCTTCTTGGTACCCATCAATGAGAGTCAGACCATATTTTTTTAGAAACTCATTGGTCTTCGGCAAATCGTAAATTTCACTCACATTACAATAATCGTTTGTACCAATCTCCTTTAGGAACTGAGACAGATAAATATTTTTCATCCTGTTTTCATAAGCGTGTATGCAAGTTCCGATTGTTGAATACAGTTGGTTACAGAAACCAACATTGTTGTTTTTTGCCAACTTCAAATAAAACGATTGTGACATTATTGTATTCTAGAATATGTATTTATGTTGGTTTTCCAATAAATTTTCAACGGGTGCTCTTTTTTCAGCTGAGGATAAAATAAAAATGATATAATCTATTTGTATTATAAATGTATTCGTATAGACATTTTATGCCGGGTAGATCAGCTGATACCATAAATGTCATTAAAAATTCTGGAACAGATAAAACATGTGTGTGTCGTTATGATACTTATAATAAGAATTTACCACAACCGAATGCTGCCAATATATCAAATAAAATGCGAATTTCCCAACACATACAATCCACTGTTGGAGGAAATATTCAGTATGGAATGTATTCTTTAGCAGAAACGCCGACGATTAATTATTTAGGGCGTACCGAAGGGCAGTATGGAGGTGGTGGTCGTCCTCCGTCGAATTTTCGCGTTGGAAAACCATCGTTTCGTAATTGAAAAAATATATTTTCTCAGATAACTTTATAATGACGCGTTACACGAAGGATGCTCAAGGTAGGTTTGTTATTCATGGTAAAACACACGAAATTTTAATTGGAACTCGCGCCCAAGTGTGGCACGGGACTGCCTACAAGACGACGGGGGGTCTCACGAAGACGCACCTCTTCCAGAACAAGGCCGGACGCATCGTTTCCGCGAAGAAGCACGCGACGGCCAAGAAGGAGAAGCGCTTGGTTAAGGCTGGTTTTGGAACCAAGAAGGGGAAGTTCGGGTTTGTTAAGATCGGAACGAAGAAGAAGCGTGGAAAGCGTGGGGGTGCGCCGCTTATCTAAATAATGATAATTTGATTATTTTTTATATTTAAAAAATAATTATTTGTATGTCTTATTTATTCAATATCCAATCTGTTTCGATGAACTTTTCATACACTATATGATTTGACAAGTTGAAACAGATATACTTCTCAAAATATCGCTTATTCACAACGAATTTGTGTGACATTGTATTGCAATATTTACTATAATAATTGTACGCATCATCAAATGATATTAATGTAAGCGCCCCCGATTTGATCTGTTCCTTGATATAGTCAAACGATTCTGTAATATCCTTATTTTTGTCCCATAAAATACACGAGGCATTCAATACATACTTGGCTTCAATTATTTCCACTGATGGAAAGAAATGCTTCAGTATCTTGATAACATTATCTTCACTTATATTGCCATTTGTCATTAGTGGTTCAACGCTCTGTTTGGCCCACGTCTTGAATAGACAGCAGAGTTCATCGACCTCCAACTCTAAAATATTATCGCTTGATGTGTCTGTATTAATGGTTGTTGTCCAAAATCTAATGAAATCACTATGGAGTGGTAAATGCCGACTTGTTATGCTGATAAACGAATCACAACTGTCATCGTAATTATATTTCTCTTTGAATAGAGTTTTCAATGTTGCAGAATAAATCATATTTGGCAACGACAGGCTCGAGAGAAACTGCTTCCAAACGAAATGCAGATCTCTCCACCCAATTTTTACATCATGTGCTTCATCAATATATTTTGAACAAAATTGTGTAACAATCTCTTGTCGTGTCATATTTTTCAAGTAATACACATAATTTCTCAATTCGTCGTCGGAACTGTTCTCTGCGAATTTGTCAGAATCACCGTATCTATTTGAGTAATGGACTGCGACACAGAATAGATCCAGACCATTATTGCGAATCATTTTTTTCCAAGCATCAACCGAACAATTATCATTAACTTTTATCAAGCGACAGTCTGCATAGGAGTGATTTTCGTGATATTTTGTCACAAAATTCGGACTTATAGTGGCATGTCCGATGGATGCATATGCAATATTATCAAGATCTAGCAACATATGCTTCATATGCTGTCCAATTAAGAAAATTATGTTATCGTTTTTAGTCAATATATTATCACCGATAATGGTGAGAAAATGTTTTGCTTGATTTTTACTTTGAAAGAATTGTGGATACAATTGACCAAGAACTGACTGAATTGTGTAAGACTCGGGGGTGGAACTGAACAAACTTCGCTCGCGAATTAATTTTATGACACTGATTTTTGTCTTGTATTTCCACTCTAGTAAAGTTCTGTCTTTGGAAATACTTGACAACAAATTGTGGATTATATCGTCCTCTTTCACAACCGTGTAATGCTTACCATCATATTCATAAAAACAATTATTATTCATATAAAAATATCGGTTTTTACTCAAGAATACTTGGATGAACGATTGCTGTTCGTTTGATAAGAAATTTTGGCGCAAGATTCGTTTTTCATAATTAACTGATTCGGTTTCAAGTGTGTTTGGTAACGCGGTTACATGATTTACTAACCGTTGCAATATATATTCATTGTCCTCGTATTTTTCAAATAGGCTTGTGAGTATTTTTTGACATTGTTCCTCTGACATTTATTCTAGGTAAGTATTTACTTTTAATATATTTATAAAGATAGATTATAACTATATCGTAAGATGATTATTACACCTTTTCACGGTTTAACCGCCACCATTAATTAAGGGTCTGTGCTTAGAAACTGCAATTGTGTAATAAAAATAATTATATAAAAACTTAAATAGTGAAGAATAAGTTATACAAATGTCATTTGAGTTATGCACAAAATGCCGGATATGCAAAAACTCTGACTTAGTTGATATCGTCAATTTGGGCGAACAGGTAATCACTTCACGATTTCCGTTGTATGGTGATTTCTCTACTCCCAAAACCCCAATAGTTCTGTCGTTGTGCCAAAAATGCAGTCTGGTTCAGTTGAAACATGGTGCGAACTGTTCTGAGTTGTACGAACACGAATATGGATATCGATCTGGAATCAATCATACAATGAGAGAACATTTGCGATCGTACCAGAAAGAAATTTTATCCAAAGTTAATCTGAGTCCAGGTGATGTCATCATTGATATTGGAAGCAACGACTCGACAATGTTACAGTACTATGATTCGAGTTTGAAGCGTATTGGTGTTGATCCTACCGGGAAACAGTTCAAGCACTTCTATGGTGATGTTGAACTAATTCCAACATATTTTACTCGAGAAAATGTGGTGGGAGTTTATGGACAGCATCTTCGATGTAAGGTTGTGTCGTCGATATCCATGTTTTATGATCTTCCCGATCCAGTTCAGTTTGCAAAGGACATTCACAGTGTATTAGCGGACGATGGCATTTGGACATGTGAGCAGAGCTATCTTTTGACCATGTTGGAAACTAACAGCATTGACACTATTTGCCACGAGCATTTGGAGTATTATTCTCTCACCGCAGTCAAACTAATTGCTGATATGGCAGGATTCAAGATAATTGATATTAAGTTCAACCAGTGTAACGGGGGAAGCTTTCGTCTGTATTTTTCAAAGCAATGTTCGGACCGAATGGAAACAGAACTCGTTTCCCAGATCCTTGAAAAGGAGCGCGTTCTTGGTGTGAAGGAACAGCAGTTTTATACAAACTTTATCAATGACTGTGATGTTCAAGTTGAGCGTTTGTCAAGTTTCATTGACATTGTAAATAATGACAATAAGAAGATGTATATTTACGGTGCTTCAACAAAGGGTAATTGCTTGCTTCAATATGCGAATATCGATAGTCATAAAATAAAATATGCTGTCGAACGCAATCCTAACAAGGTTGGAAAAATGACGAGCACTGGTATCGAAATTATCAGCGAGGAAACGATGCGCGACTCACCACCAGAGTTTCTCCTGGTTTTGCCTTGGCATTTCCGCGATGAAATTATCAAGCGAGAGCACGAATATTTGTCCAACGGTGGTCAGCTTGTCTTCCCCTTTCCAAAGTTTGAGATCTACAGTTTAAAACCAAAACTTATGCTAACCGGTTGCGATGGAATGATCGCCAGATACCTGATCGACGAAGCGGTCAAGACTTATTCATTGTATGGTGTCGGACATGATGAAACGCCAAATAATATCTCTCACAAAATGATGACACGAACTGCGTTTGATGTAACAGACAGCTCAAATCTTGAGAAATTAGTGATGACGATTCGTCCTGACAAGATTGTGCATTTGGCTGGAATTTCTAGTTCTCAATATGCGTTTGAGAACCCAATGGAGACAATATATACTAACGGTCTTGTCACTGCCCATTTGTGTGATATCATTCATAGGAACAAGATGACAAGCTGTTGTTTGTTCAATGCTTCGAGTAGTGAGATTTACAAGGGTCATGTTAAATATACGGTTTGCGAAAATGATGACAATATGCGTCATTTACACCCATACTCGATTGCTAAGACGATGGGACATAAAATGGTTGATTTTTACAGATCAACTCACGGATTGAAACTATCAAATGGAGTTATTTTCACTACTGAATCGCCTAACAAAAGCAAAGAGTTTTTGTTGAATAAGGTTGCTGATCATTCGAGGATATGGAAAGAAACGAATCAACCGCTATTATTGGGTTCTTTAGATTCAATACGAAACATAATTCATGCAAGTGATGTCGCAAGGGCGATTATGTGTATTATTGATCAACCCGTTGGCGACAACTACTTGATATGCAATACCGAGAATGCCAACATATACGATCTGGTCGTAAAGTTATATAAAAATCAGGATATACACCTCACAAAGACTTCAGAAACCACTCTTTGTGATGATAGGGCTGGTGATGTTGTTGTGATACTGAAGGAATCTACTAGTGGGTTAGACAAAGTGTGCGTTGATATAAACGGCACACCTGAAAAGTTAATGCATCTAGGATGGAGTCCTAAATATTCAATTGATCAAATTTTGAATGATATTGCAATTATGCGATAATTATAATATAAAACCAAACATATAATACTTAGAAAAATATGACAACACAGAATATATTGTTCTTGAACCATAAAAAGAAACAATGCGGTGTTTATCAATACGGTGTTCGATTGTTTGACATAATCAAACAATCAAATAAATATTATTTCCAATATTTTGAAATTGAAAACATACATGAATATGATAGATGCATCGATAAGTATGATTGTGAAATTATAATATATAATTATCATGGTGCGACAATGAGCTGGCTTAACAAAACCAACATTTCTAAACGATCAATAAATATTGGTATTCCTCATGAAACCAATGGAGATCTATTTGATATTATATGTGACATAAATCCGGTTGGTCTTGAAAATGAAAATACATTTACTTTACCAAGACCAATTTATGATAATATAGAAAGTATATTACAAAGTCATGTATGCTCAAGAAACGAAATATCGAACTTTATTAATTATTGTGAGCAAGATGTGCCAATTTTTGGAAGCTTTGGTTTCGGATTTTTGAACAAGGGGTTTGATAAAATAGTTGAATTAATAAATACTTGTTATGACAAGGCTATCATCAAGTTAGTTATCCCACTCGCTGATTTTGATGATAATGTCAGTTACCATATAAGTGAAATTGAACGACTGTGTATAAGTAAAAATACCAAGTCAGGTGTTCATTTGATGATAACTCATCTATTTTTTACAAATGAAGATATTTTGCGTTTTTTGAATTCAAACTCGATGAATTTATTCATGTATGATGAAATGCATGGTAGATCTATATCAAGTGCAATTGATTATGCTATTTCAGCCCGTAGGCCAATCGGTATATCTGACAGCTATATGTTTCGAAATATATATGATGATAGCATTTGTCTCTACAAAGCAAGCATTGATGAGTGTTATAAAAATTCCATGCTTATTGTAAATAAATACTTGAGTAAATATAGTAATCTGAATATGATTAACAAAATGCATTACATAATTGATGTCGCTCATGATAAAATGAAAACTAAACTACACAATAATATAAATGATCAAACATATACTTGTTTTTATCATGTTTTCAACCATTCTGGAAATCTGAATGGAAATGTTACTATGATCATGAAACAGTTGTTACAAAGTAGAGAGAAGAATGTAACAGTGAATAACCAAACATTTGGAGATACCATGTATGGTGTTGCTAAAAAACTATACATTAACTTGAATACTTCAGATAGTCTTGTGTTTGAAGAAAATTCTATAGTTGATCTAACTGAACTTAGGAAACGGTTGTTTATTGAAACGAATACAAATAACAAATCAATCATTGTCTCAACTGGTGAAGCAATCGACAAATACAGTATATTACTTTTAAAACAGAAATACATAACATCAACTGAAAAATTGAAGGAAGTTGCAAAAGAAGTCGAATCGTTGTGCGAATACAAGTATATGATTGATAAATTTCCATTTTTGTTTCGCATGCTAGTTCATATCAATGAAATCATTTGGTTAGATACCGATAAAATTAAATCAATGACAATTGAAAAGAGAGATTATCGGTCTGTATTGGATTTTGCTGAGGTTTCAAATCGTATATTCGAAAATAACCAGAAGCGATTTCGATTGAAGAATTATTTCAACCTATTCTCAGAATCGAATATAAAAGAGCAAAAGAGTTATGCAACATCATCGTGTTTTATATTGATTGACTCTCAAGAAGTAATTTATGATAAGATATCAGAAATAAACTACTTGCTACTAGAATATGATCTAGTCTTATTTGACCTAAAGTTTAAAAAGACAATTTCACAACTATTTATCAATCCTAACATCGAATTCTCGTCAGATGCTTCTGTTAAATGCATAAATTTGTCAGAGTATATTCTGAGTGAAGATGTAAAAAGGGAGTTATACGAGTTTGAACCTATTAAATACAAGGCGGGTGGGCTTCTAGGCGATTTCTTCAATTCTCTCTCCGTAATCAATGAGAAATTCTATGAAACAGGTCGAAAAGGTATATTGTATTTAAGTAATGACGGAGAACCGTTTCGTCATGGTCTCGATAAAGCCTACAATGACACTTATAACATAATTCATCAACAACGATATATTTCTAAATATTTTAAATACACTGGTGACCAATATAACATTGATCTGACCAGTTGGAGAGAAATTGTATATTACACAGTAAATAACAGGTACTTAAGTTGGATAGATGTATATAAATACCACTATGGTATTAACTGGGGTTCGCATAAATGGATAAGTAATGTAAAATACGATGATAAATGGTCAAACACTGTAATCATTAACTCAACACCCTACGGGTTTCCGAATGAGCGAACTATAAATATTCTAACAAACATTCTAAAGAAAGACTATTCTAGCAATCCAATTGTCTTTGTATGTTTCGATAAATCCGATTATGAGTTTTTCAAGAATAAAGTTGATATAATGGCTTATCTACATGTAGCAAAAACAATCGATGAGCTATTGGTCATTTTGAATTCCTGCAAAATGTCATTTTTAGGATTTTCTGCTCCAGCTGTTTTTTCAAATGCCATGCATTGCAATCAAATTTTGTTGCAACATGATAATTTAGTTCATTGCTACTTAAATAATTTTTATGGGTTATTGCCGCATGTAAAGGATGTAATATAATAAAACGCGTAAGTATTTAAAGATTAAGGACACAAACTATATACAATGTCTAATTTTAACGAAAAAACAACGCACTCTTCGACTAGCGGTAATGTGCTTACTATTAAGACTGTCCAGATTGCGCCATTTCGGACTCTCATGACTGCCCTAAAGGATATTCTGCTAGAAACCAATATTTCTTTCCAGCCTGATGGGATTCGTATCATCAACATGGACAAGTCTCACACCATCCTTGCTCACCTGTTTTTGGCAGCACCCAACTTTGAGTTCTACGAATGCACCAAAGAGAAGATCATCATCGGCGTCAATATGTTCCATCTCTTCAAGCTGATCAACTCGATCGACAATGATGACACGCTCACTATTTACATTGAGAATTCGGATTACAATGACGGAGTCGTTTCCCATTTGGCGCTAAAGTTTGAGAACGGTGAGATTAAGCAGTGCAAGACTCAAAAGTTGCGCTTGATCGAACCGGAGCAGGAGGAGCTTGTGTATCCGGATGTGAAGTTCTCTTCCATCATCAATTTGCCTTCTGCCGACTTCCAGAAGATTATTCGTGATCTGTCGTGCATCTCTGACAAGCTCGAGATTAAGTCGGTTGGCAATGAGCTGATCTTCAAGTGCTCTGGTCAGTTTGCGTCGGCAGAGATTCATCGTGCTGAGTCTGATGGTAGCATGGGCTTCGTATTGAAGCAGGACTCTGCAAAGGTTATCCAGGGCGAGTTTTCGTTGAAGAATCTTGGGTATTTCATCAAGTGCACAAACCTGTGCTCGCAGATCGAGGTTTATCTGGAGAATGACCTGCCTCTTGTAGTGAAGTATGATGTAGCCAGCCTCGGGTCAATCAAGTTGTGTCTCGCACAGCTTCCTTCTACATAGAAGGAAGAGTTGTTTAGCGAAGCAATAAGGGATCTGGAGTGGGGAGCGAAGCTCCTAAGATTATATTGGAATATAGTATAGTATGTCAGGTTATTCCAAAAATTATTCCGAATATTTAAGTAAAGGTCAATGTTGTAGTTTAACAAGCAGTGGTCCAGAAGGTCAAACTGGTGCAGTTGGTCAAGGGATAACAGGTGTCACTGGACCAACGGGAGTACAAGGGCCAACTGGACCAAGCAGGAAAGGAGACACAGGACCCACAGGGAAAAACTTTATAATTGAACATCCCACCGACACAAGCAAATTATTGATTCACAGTTGTTTGGAAGGACCTGAAACTGGGGTTTATTACCGAGGTCGTGGTGAGATAACTAATGGTTCTAGTGCAACTATCCAGTTGCCAGAATATGTTGCCAATTTAGCATACAGCTGGACGATTAATGTTGCTGCTGTATATGACGGAGTTATCAAAACATATAATTTTTCAGAGGTTGAGAATAATCAGTTTCAAGTGTATGGTGAAAATGGGAAATTTCATTGGTCTGTTATGGGAAAACGGCATGATATTGTTGTTGAACCTTTAAAGGATGATGTAACGGTTTCTGGTGAGGGCCCGTATTTATGGAGTAAATAAGAATATGAATAACATGTTTATATTGAAAAAGTAATATAAAGATGATAGAATAGAAGTAAACAATGCCATCGGTTAGTTTTTTGTATCGTATTGGAGCAAACACAAAAGTTTATTATGGAAAATATGTATGTGATTATATATCAGATGATCATGAAGGTTTAGATAATGAAGTGTTGCCAGATCTACTGAATGGTATAAATATCTATAGACAACAGAAAAATCTACAACCGCTTAAGAAAAACCAAATAAAGGTCGGAATTTTGTCATGTTCTACAAATAGTAATTATCTGAACTATTCAACTAAGAAGGAGATTGATTTTTTTGGGTTTTATTGTACATCTTACAAAGATACCAAAAAGATATATATCAATGGAAAACAAATTAATTGAACGAACATGAAAATTTATGGTCACAAAAAGATCGGTATATATTATATTACTATATTATAATATATATAATATGTCTTCTAGAAATTATTTAGCCAACTCAAAATGTTGCAATGTTCGAGATCAAGGGCCTACAGGGATTCAAGGTCCCACAGGCCCTGGTGCAATTGGACCAGCAGGTGTTACTGGAAATAGAGGGATGACTGGTCCTACCGGCCGTAATTGTGTGGGTCCCACAGGTCCCTCCAAGTCATTTATAATTGATCATCCAACAGATTCTAGCAAATATCTTGTTCATGTTTGCTTGGAAGGTCCAGAGGCAGGTGTTTATTACCGAGGTGTTGGTGAGGTTACAAATAATGAGCATACCGTAATCACATTACCTGATTATGTAAGTGATTTAGCCAGAGACTTCACAGTGCAAATTACCGCTGTATATGATGGCGTCAAAGTAAAGTCATACAATTTCTCTGAAATCGAAAATAATAAATTTACAGTTTATGGAACAAATGGAAAGTTCCATTGGTTGGTTATGGGCAAGAGACATGATATTGTGGTTGAACCAAATAAAACTGATGTTCAATTGAAGGGGGAGGGACCATATTTATGGATTTGAGATCACGCACTCATCCTTGTGAATATTATCAATGTCTATTAGTATATTTTTGATGGATTTCTTTTTAAATATACTATACAACATTCCGCTGTATGTGGATCCGTGGTAGTTCTCTGGATTTACACATCCAATGAAATTATTGTTGCAGTTCTCTGCAATGATCATATCAATCATCGCATTGATTTCACGGCCATTGTGTGCAGTTTTGTCGGTAAATATACACCGTCCGTTGGTTTTACTTTTCAAATGATCAATGACTCTGTTGTTAGTATTAGCAGATAAGACAATATTGTAACTATCACTATCAATATATTTATCAATGATCTGTATATATTTATCTTCCAGTACATCTTTGAATTTGTTTAGATTATCAAATCTATTTATCATTCCCCAAAATTCAATTGCATCTTCTTCATTTCTAATATGCAGCACATTAATTTTTGCATTTTGTGGCATATTCAATGATTGTATAAAGGCTTTGGAAATATCCCTATAAGTGTTGTGAAATTGAACATTCATTAAAATTTCCTCGATAATTGGTCTATTCTCTTGTAACTCATTGAAAATAGTATTTACAGTTTTCCATCGTTTGTGGTTTACATTCGAAAAATCAATATAAACAAATTCGTTTTCTTTGAAAATTTCGGTGAATTTAAAGTTTTGATTATTCAATGTATATTTTATAATTAATTTTTTCTGAACACCTGGACACGGGTCTCCAGCTAATTCATTCATTGAAACATTTTTGTCTATCTTTAATATATTATTTTTATAAAAATTCTCAATAACTTGGTTCGTTACATTTACAAAACTATCGTTTTCACCGTATCTAACCGATTCAATATTCATTTGAATGTCATTTTTATCAATTATGAAAATTTTGTATTTCTTCAAATAATTATTTATCGAGTCAAGATCAAATATACGATTAAATGATACTCGATCTGGCGACTTATAATCAGGTGAAAAATCATTCACAATGATCAAATTATTCACATTTTTATCTGGACTTGTTATACAATTGTAAATAGATGAAACCAAAGAGTTTATTTGATTACATAAACCAGACTTTAACATTCCAATCCCACAATAGCTTACTTTTGTTTCTAGTGTGCCTGAAAGTGCATTATTGAATGAAGATATAACATCGTCTTTGTAATTAGATAGATCATGGACACTTTCATACATTCGATATAGTGTATGAACATTAAAGTAGTTTGGATTTTTAGATAATGTATAAAACTCACAATCGTATTTTGTATTAAAAATCGTTATAGGTAGCTGCTTTAAGTATGCAGTTGTTGCCCACCAAAAGTTTCCACTATAATGCAATGGATTGCGATCGTGTTCTTTAACATTTACTCCAATAGTATCATATCGTTCAAGTAACTTTATACAACTATCAGAGTGATCAACTAAACAATACAACATAAATCTGATCCAAGACATTATACCTGGGTAAAAGTCAAAATCGGGTTTATAAGATACGCCTTTTGTATGCAAATATAAAATATTATAGTCATCATGCATCTTTGAAAATGAAATAACTTGTTTCATGGTTGCATTCTCAAATAAACTTACATCTTCAGAGTAATTTATGACTACGATTTTTTGATGAATTTGTTTGTATTTTTCCTCATCTAGTGGTTCGCCGATGTTATTAATTACCAAAAACTCTAGTTTGTCAATCAAGTTATGGTGATTTAAATATTTTAGCAACATATCTAGGATATTAGTACCAGTAATATTCATATTTGTGCTGTGAATAAAACACACATTTTTTGACAGTGTCATTATAAACATGAATGATTTATTACTTTTAATATATTTTATGTGTAATCAATTAAAATATATTAAACCAGATAAAGTTATTAAATAAAAAATATATATTCATTCAATGACGCATAAAACAACCATTGTCTCCGCATTCATAAGTAACATAAACAAAAGTCCTGATCGTAGTATTGATAAATATATCGAAAATGGCAATCTGATATTGCAGGCAAAGATACCCAAAGTCATTTTTGTAGATGAGGATTTATACGATGAGTTCAACGAACGATCAAATGAATACACTAAAATAATAAAGACAAGCAAAGAGGAAATCTATTTGTACGAGCATATTGATTTAATGACAAAATTCGAATTATTTACAAAAAATCCTCTAAAAGATACCATAGATTTTATGTTTCTCATGTCACACAAGACTGAATATGTAAAAAGGGCCATAGAGTTGAACTTATTTGATACAGATGATTATATGTGGATAGATTTCGGTATCAAGCACATGTTCCGCGATGTTACGAATCAAGAGTTCATTGGTATTGTAGAAGATCTTGATAGTCGTTCGTACGATAAGGTAAGAATTGCATCAGTGTGGGACATAAATACATACTATAGTATGGAGATATATCAGCGAATAGTCTGGTATTTCGCAGGCTCCGTTTTCGGAGGTAACAAGGAAAAATTGTGCGAGTTTGCGAATTTAAACAGAGACTTGTGTCTCAAGATCATGGCTGAAGAAAATACAATCATGTGGGAAGTGAACATTTGGTATCTCTTATATAAAGAGCATACAGAATTATTTGATGTTTATAAATGCGATCACAATAATTCAATCTTGGAGTTATATTGATTACACTAATAATTATAATGATTTTTTTATAATTATTGATTGATTTGTATTAGAATTTCATAATTAAATCCTTATTTTTGTAATACTGCAAGTTTTGCGAGTTTTTTATAAATTCCTTTATGTACTCATTTTCAAAAATTATTAAAGTATTGATTGTCTCGATAAGTGATTGTCTTAACTCGCAGTTATTGTAGTAATAATCACAAACAACACTGTTATTTATATAATTCATCAAAGTTTCTGTTACATGATTCTCTTTCGCCATATTTAAATAATATGGCTCCATAAATATTAACATTTTATACAACCAGTCAGGTTTGTTAAGTGCTATACACTTATTCATAACAGCTTGAATTAATGGTATTGAATGGACAGGTCTTAGGTAATTACTTACGATACCTTCATAGTCTCCAAAGAAAAACTCGAACATATCATCGTTCTCTTTCTGAACTAATGTCATAACAGCTTCATCTATCTGATACCATCCCTCACTATATATTTGTTCTGTTTTTTTTTTAAACAACTGACAATATTTAAACATATTTTCTGCTGAACCTGAGAACAAACCTCCTGCACAATTATGATGAATATTCTGAAAGAATTGTCTTGGTTCATCCGCTTCTATATATGGATTTATGCACAGCTGTTTTATTTTATCTGGTATTTGAGTTATCCACTCATGAATATGATCAGTAGTTAATGCCACATGATTGATACCAAAGTCCATCCACAAAAAGTGGGTTGTTTTGAATGGATTCAACATAATTGATTGCTCTATAAAGCAAAATTTATTGTTGTTTAATATAACATATAATGGGGTTTCATGTTTAATGTCACCATTTAATATAAAAAATGAACGCTGGAGATCCTCTAATCTAGATAAATGTCTATAAAAATATGTATATTTGAAATCTAACTCGTATATGAATGTTTTGTCAAGTAACCCAAGATCTCCTCTAACACTTAGTATTGTATTTTTTGTATAGGAATCATCTGGGCTTATAAATATTATAATTGGATATGGTAATGTTAGCATAAACTTCTTACTGAAATCAATATAACCTTCCAGTTTTCGGTTCCGTTTGTTTGTGCAATTTTCCATTGTTCGAATATCATACATCATTGAAACAATTGTTGGACACTTACTCATATATACATATTTGAATGTTTTTTATATATTTGTTTTGTCAATTAATTTAAACAAATATATCAAATACCTTGGTATATATGAAAATATGTATTATTTTCAGAGGTCACAATTATAGATTGTCTGATAAAACAAGAAGATATATTGATATATTAATGTGTTGGAATAATATAAAAAGCACCATACTGGAGGATTTAACTAAAAATGGTTACGATTATGATGTAAATTTTATTACTTATCCAAGTGAAATTGTTGGTTTGATAAATAAAATAATTCAACCCAAAAACCTGATTCAATTAAAATGTAATAGTCAAAGTGAGAACATGTTACATATTATTGATTTCATGCATAATTATAGAAATGAATATGATAGGTTTATAATCCTACGATGTGATATGATGTATCGAAGACCAGTTACAAAATGGCCGAAATGGAACAATAATGGAATTATCCTTACGAACAGGGATGTTCATTGGCCAACTAGAAAATTATATTCAGATACGATCTTTATTGTAGATGGTAATATGATAGATATTTTTACAGAATCTGCAAGATATTCAAGTGTGAGAGAGACGGCACATCTGCATTATATTGGTGAATATTTATTCATAAATAATATAGATTTTCATTTGATGTATGAAAACTATTATCATATGATTGATCATCCTTTACAGGCGTTAGCATCAATAGAAGATACACCAGATTTAAATAATCCTTTGCCTGGCATACAAGTTACTGATATTAGTCAATACAACCCATAAAACTAGTAATTGTAGAATAGTCTGTTTCAATTATATATGCCTTATCATCATTTACCCCAACAGATACAAACACTCGATCATTGTATTTGCAAAGAGAACAAGTGAATTCTATGTAGGCATGATTGAAGAAAATAAACTCAGGTGATAACTTAACATCTTGTGTGTCTGTGTTAAATAACATCCACTTGTGATATACCTTTTCTTTGTTTAAGTGTATCAAGAACAAAAAATGTTGGTCATCATATTGAATACCATTTGTTGATCCATGATATCCCTTCAATAACAGCTTGTTTTCTTCTGATAACTCGATCATATTTTTGTTATCGTCCAATATATCCTTGACAACAAATGGATCAAGACTATATATCACTTTGTTCTTATTGAAAGGCATCCAATTCTTCTCGACAATATTTGGTTTGCAATCAATAAATGAATGAAGTATTGAACCATTCAGTTTGGCCCAAAATATGGATGGTTTTCCGTCCGGATTACATTCTGGTACAATTGTCAGCACATTTTCAGAGTCGATAAATCGCACATCTTCTATCCCCTTCCAATAAGTCGGATATGTTGGCAGCGAATATTCGTGTTTCAAATGTTCAATGGAATAGTTTTCGATATCGAGCGGCTGTCCATCATTTTGGATAGCGCCTCTGAAAATGTAATAATGCGAATAGGAATGATTTTCGTACATTGTGAATTGCCTATCAAAGAATTTTTGATAATTGACACACCGAACCAATATTATTACATTACCGTTTTCATCAATATTCATAGAAGGGTTCATCTCGACATATGCATTCAGGTTACCATACTTATCTCTGAAACAGATCTGAGGTGTTAGTAGCGGATATACTTGTTTTTTTGGAAATAACATTGTTTTTGTGGATTACAATGTTATTGTATTTAAGTTTTTATTCAAACAGTTTGTTTGGTATCGGTCTCGGTCTCGTCAGTTTTTTTATCGGTTGTAGTATTTTCTTGTGCTTTTTGTAATAAAGTTACCAAATCCAAGACAACGCTAACAAAGGGAACTACAAACAATATCCATGTCAAGAATGAAAATCCGGATGTGCAGATCCAATTCAATAGAATCGTCCATAGATAAGTAAATAGTAATTCAACGAATAATATGCCAGCCGATTTATACTTCAAAATATGAACGAATGATAACAACACTCCTAAAATCAAATATAGCCTCGCGGGCAAACAGAATTCAGCGACAGAGCCTTCCATTTATATTTATATATTTAGATTAGAAATTTACTTGTGTTGTGTTTATCGTTCAAGGCGTGTATTTAGTTACACCGTCAATATACTTCTTATCGTAAATACCAACACAAGTGGTCCTGTCCCAAACACTGTAATTGATCATGACACAATCATCCTTCACGATTAGACCCAACGAATACTCAATTGGCTCCGCATTGAACTTGAATGGTGCCGAATACCTCAACAAGTTCATCGCCTCATCAAACACAATCAGCATATCATAATACACGCGCGGCTCCTCATAAGAAACTACATGCGCCACAAACCAAATTTCGGTAAGCTCATTCCCAAACTTGTTCTTCGTGACATACTTGAATCCGCACGACGAACCACGAACACGCTCAAAGATCCTCGGCATCGGCTTCTCATCCACCTTGTCGATTGTGCAACCGTCATCGCGCAGCTTGCAAATTTGCAGAGGCGCCCACTTGTAAATGATGTGCGTCGTCTTCTTGTAAGGAGTGAAGACCCAGTTCTTCTCGCATCCGCTCGTTCCAAACGAAGTGGTAAGCTCCGTCGGCTCCAGCCTTGGCTTCGTAAGATCATACTTGCCCGACACAATTCCAATGTTTCCATTCTGGTGCAGACCTGTTCCAATGAAAAGAAGTTCGCCGCTCGTGTCATCGTTGTAAATCCTGACATCCTCAATCCCCACATACCTCCGATGAGTGTCGTCCGTCTCAAACCACTTGTCGGTAATTGGTGTGAAATTGTTGGTCAGCTCTGCATATCGGTTGAAGGTAACAATGTTTTTGTCGCAGTTCAAATAACGCCCCTCGTTATTAATGTAGTAATTCACATACCGGATATTGATCTGATAACCGGTTCCATCCTTCTTAGGAAGAATGCAGCTGGAAGATGATTGGAGCTTCATCTTTTCACCATTGAGATCCATTTCGACAGAATCGTCAAAGTTCAAACTGTGAATCGGCTTCAAGATGTGCTTGTAAAACTTCATGTTCCTCAAAAGGTTGTCAATCATATGTCCATCGCCCGAGTGATTCATGATATTCACAACCTCATCGTTGATGTTATTGACACCTAGGTAAGCAGCAATAATGGTGTATTCGAAATCCAGCTTATAAGTGTAAATATCATTGTGCAGGAACAAATAATCGGTCCTGTTCAACTTTTGAGCCAGAACCTTTTTCGCAGTTTGATAGAAAATATCAGCTAGCTTGTGCTTGGAGCAATTGCGATAATGATGAACGATCTCGTACAAGTTTTCAATACGAATCGGCAAATATTGATATGCCTCCATCCAAGCAGCAATTGCCTTGTCCATGTTGCCCATGTTCTTGTGGCAAGACCCAATCCTGTAATAACTATACCAAACCTCCTGCGCCCAACCTCCTATCTTGATCCGCTTCTCATAAATCGGGATCGCCTTCTCAAAGTGCCCCGAATCATGGTAACTGTTCGCCAAGTAAAAATGAGAACGATCGCAGTTAGGATTCTCCTCAATCGCACCAAGCAGCAGTCGAACATCGCGCTCGAACTTGTCGCTCTTGCAGCCACCGTCTCCGAGATCCTCAATAAAGAGTTCATCCTTCTTGATCGAAAGAAGCTTGTTGTTCGGCGGAGTATTGACATACTCGTGAGTGACTCCATTGTAACTGAAACGCCCATCATTCTTTACAATTCGCATATTCTGGTAGAAAAATGCCTCAGAACCTTGGAGAATGTAGCACGAGTCATACTCCCTAAGTCGCTCCTTGTCAAAATTGGTTATTTTTAGCTTCATATCGGCATCCATAAGCAGGACATAATCCGACAATCCCTCACAAGCCTTAAGCGCAAAGTTGCGATTGTGCGAGAAATTGATAAATGGTTCTACAACAACTTTTCCAGGGATGTTCTTCTCCTTAAAATAATTTTCAATCACCTCCACAGTGTCATCTGTTGAACCAGTATCACAAATACAATACGCATCGATGATTGGCAAGACAGTATCTAACATTCGTGTAATAATCTTACTCTCATTCTTCACGATCATATTTATGCATAGAGTGGGTGTGGTGGGTAGATTGGGTGTAGTCTCATCAGTTTCAATCTCGATCTTCATAATAATTTATAAAATGTAATCTGTTTAAATTCTAATACAAAATAAATTATATTTGATTAGTATAATGGCATTTACACGGTTCAAATATGACGAGGCTAGAACAAAGAAACAATTACAACAATCAACTGACCCAGGACGATGGTTAATGAATATGCCAGGGAATGGATCATCACCATACTTTGTAGAAGATCCTTACATTCGAATTCAAACATGGGGTGCAAATTTAATGACAAACACGATTAACTTGGAAAGTGAATTACTGGGGGTAAATCGGCAACTTAGTAGGGATTGTTTAGGCAAAGATAATTATCAGCAATATAATGTCAAAAGTAGCCCCATTCAATATCCATCTACGAAAGCACTAACAACTGAACAATCGAGAGCCATCACGCCCGCTTGGATGGTGAGAGACAAGGAACAAGTTGATTGGTATTACCCGCCACTTGACCCGCAGGAAAATACTTGCATGCCCTTCAATAATAACTTGAGCACTAGGATCCTTGAAAAGGACTACTTTACGCCCAAGAGAGATTGTGTCATCAACGAGGTAAATAATCAACAACAGCCTAGTCACGATCTGATTCGATGAACTAAATAAATGTAGTACGATATTACATTTATTTACTGAAATTAAAAAATATATTACTTTATATATATTATGGAGATAGCAATCCCTTTATTAGCATTAGGAGGTATGTATGTTATATCAAATCAGAAATCATCAGATGAACGACCCAAAATGACACAAGAAAATTTCAATAATATGGGGCGCAAACAAAATTATATGCCGAATGTTAAAATTCCGCCTGAAAATTACCCTGTGTTGAATACCAAAGAGTTGGTTGAAACAGTGCAAGAGTATCCCAATCCAAATGTGGCTACTGACAAGTATTTTAATCAGAAGATGAATGCTGGAAATGGAGATGGACAGAAGATCATATCTTTAACCGGAAATTATTTAGAGAATGAACAATTCAAACACAGCAACATGGTACCTTTCAACGGTGGAAAGGTGAAGGGTAACATGTACAATGCGAATATATCTGAATCCGTTTTGGATAACATGAACGGCACCGGTTCGCAATTGTTTCGCAAGGTCGAGCAGGCTCCTCTCTTCAAACCCGAAGAGAATATGCAGTGGGCTTATGGGGCGCCGAATCAGAGCGATTTTTTCCAGTCTCGCGTTAATCCGGGTATGAAGAATAACAATGTGAAGCCGTTCGAGACTGAGAATGTTGGTCCAGGATTGAACCAGGGATACGGAACTTGTGGCTCTGGTGGTTACAATTCCGGCATGGAAGCGCGCGATAAGTGGATGGAGAAGACGGTTGATCAACTGCGCATTGCCACGAACCCGAAGATGGAATATAATTTGGCGAGTCATGAGGGTCCGGCTGCTTCCGTTGTCAAGAATGTGGGGCTGATTGGACGCGTAGAGAAGCAGGGGCCGGATAGATTTTACATGAACACTCAAGACCGCTGGTTCACTACTACCGGAGCGGAGAAGGGAGAGACTCTGCGTCCGATTCAAGAGATGGGAATCCTCAGGCGCAACGATGTCAAGACAGACTATGCTGGGCCCGCTGGACCCGCGGATCGAAAGGCGGGGTATGCACCCGAGTCATTCGAAGCATCGAAACGTCATGAATCGGTCTCCTGCGGTGTGAATCACTCTACTGCGATTGGAAAGGGTCCTTCGACAGATGGAGAGACATTCATTCGCAGTCACACCAATTTTGCGACGCATCGTTCGACTGCTCAACAACCAGACACTATGAGAAGCGGTTTCGGAGGCGCCATCGGCGCAGTCATCGCTCCCTTCATGGATATACTGCGTCCCTCTCGAAAGGAAGAGTGTGCTAGTAGCGTTCGCGTTTATGGAGAAGCTGGATCTAGAGTCCCGCAGAGCTATGTCATCAATCCGAGTGACACCACCCAGACGACGATTAAAGAGACCACTCTGTATGCTCCAACTTTCAATATTGATGGACAAAAGGAAGGGACATATGTCAATAATCAGAGCGAGTTTAATGAGACGCAGAGAGATACGACCAGCACCAGTTATATTGGGTCATCCGGTGGTCATGGATCTCAGTATGGTGACATGCTTTATACGGCTGCTTATAATCAACACAATAATGATATTAAATCACTTACGATAAATAATCGTCCGAACCAAGGTGGAATCAATATGTTCAACAACCAAATGAATGTGAATATCTCGCGTCAGGACTGTGATCGTTTCAATTACCGAGTGTCAGCCCCTTCGTCGGTTGTTCATATGCCACCATCGAAGGAGGTATTTGGAAAGCAGATCAGTAAGCAATGTTACAGTAATGATATCGACAATTCCAGGTTGGATGGAAGCTTATTGCAGGCTTTCCGCAATAATCCTTACACACATTCGCTCACTACGGCTGTCTAAATCCACCTTTAGGAAAGGTGGAGCCAAAATCTACTGACAAGCGATGCGACTGACAAGCGATGCGACTGACAAGCAAAGCTACTAGAAAAATATTATTGCGTTATATAAATGCCGAAATCTCGCACTAGCAGAAGGTCTTCTTCATCCTCCTCTTCTCGTAGGTCTTCTTCCTCTTCTTCTCGTAAGAAGATGACCACATCTCGCAAACAACCGAAAGGTGTGCCATTGCCTCCTCACCACATTAAGCGAATTATGGATTTGGAGAAAGAAATGTATTCAACATTGGGAATACCTTTTAATCACGAAGATAGAATTAAGACGATATTACCACAACTTCGTTTTAAGAGACCAAGCGACCCATATGCGTTCTGGGGAAACATACATGGGTGGCAAGATGCTGTTCGTAAGGCTATTAATCATTAACATGTAAAGTGCGTTTCAAATCGTGGTGTTTTTTGTGTTATTATCATATTATATAATGAGTAACCCTGTTGTTTTCTTTGACATTGCTATTGGTGGAAATCCCGTCGGAAGAATCGAGATGACCCTCCGCGCCGATATCGTTCCTAAAACGGCTGAGAATTTCCGCCAACTCTGCACAAACATACTTGTCGTAAATGGTTGCAATTATACTCCATCGCCATTCACCAATTCGCTTTTCCACCGCGTTATCCCCGGCTTCATGTGCCAAGGCGGAGATTTTACAAACCGTAATGGAACTGGTGGGGCTTCCATCTACGGAATGAGGTTCGAGGATGAGAATTTCGTTCTCAATCACACTGGCCCCGGAATTCTCTCGATGGCCAATTCTGGACCGAACAGTAATGGATCGCAGTTCTTTCTCTGCACTTCGGCGACCCCATGGCTTAATGGCAAGCATGTTGTCTTTGGATCCGTTACGAAAGGGTATGAGGTTGTGCGGACCATTGAGTCTGTAGGCTCCCAGAGCGGTCAAACAAGTGCGCAAGTCATTATCACTGCATGCGGACAGCTTTCTTAAATAAAATTTATTACTGACATGTATAACAGTAATAAATTTGCTAACTAAAAAAATGATGGAAAAATAATGGATTAATGATCCGACAATTTTGAACCAAGTAATAGATTGTCATTATGTCTCTAATCAAATATTGTGTGTCGTATCTATCAATAAAGCTGATATTCAACATGCGAATAAGAGCGAAGATCATTAGCCACCCAATGTATTTGTTCGCATGCATTTCAAACCGTATATACGAGAACATATATTTAGCCATACATATAGTGATGAGTTCCGAAGGTTTCAGAGTTACAGAAGTGAATATATTTATCATCAGCGAAAACGAATACAATATATGCCAGGTGTTTGGTTTTATGAGACCTTTGCGAACCAATGTCATTAAGAATGCTGCGATCTGGATCGCGAATAAGGGAGAAAACGCAGTTTCCATATTGTATAACATCAGCAGTGTAGCAAATATTTGAGAGTTACTGTGGAATCGCGTGATTTTATTTCTCTCTTGGACCGTTGTTGAGAGAGCAAATGGCATCGCTCTCATTGTTGTGTCCCCTGGCTCGGCATGGGCTTTGGTGATTGCATCGGCGATGGCCATGGTTCCCAAGCATGCACCCATTTTGTAATACAACTTGTATTCGTTGCCGTAGTAGTCGATGAAACAACACGCGACAGATCGTAAGCCAAAGGCAATCGAATGCAGACGAAACTCAGGATATATCATTGGCATACCAGCGTGCCTTTTTTTCGGTATGTGGAAAATTAAACTGGACGCCGAAAGCGCGCCATGACAAGTGATCAGCGCAATATCAATCGGCGATGACATCATCATTTGTCCGTATGATAACAACAAATAATAACGATATACGAAATTGCAAAACGATATGAGACCTAAAACTTTGTGGATAAAAAATGGATCCTCCTTTGTAACTAATTTGCGAAATATTCCTAACATTATATAACCAGTAGATTTTTAACTTAGAAAATTCTCTGTTTTTTATTTCTTCATTTTTCGTATGTTTTGCAGTGGAATATATTGCGTTACAATAAACATATAAAAACACCAACCCATTAATAAGTAATGCAGCAATTGAACATCCATCAACCAATCAAAGAAAAGTTGGCATATTTCCAATCGATCCATAAAATCCCCAACATCATATTCCACGGTCCATCAGGATCAGGGAAACGAACGATTGTAAATGAGTTTATTCACAATGTATATGACAACGATAGAGAGAAGATCAAAGCACTTGTAATGTATGTGAATTGTGCTCACGGAAAAGGGATCAAGTTCATCCGTGAAGAGTTGAAATTCTTTGCAAAAACCCACATCAATTCCAATGGCGGCAACATATTCAAGAGCATCGTTCTGCTGAACGCTGACAAACTAACAATGGACGCCCAGTCAGCTCTCCGCAGATGCATTGAGCTATTCAGTCACAATACTCGTTTCTTCATCATTGTGGAAGACAAATACAACCTGCTGAAACCAATATTATCGCGATTTTGCGAAATTTATGTCCCTGAACCTGTCCATAATGGTCATATCATCAACCTATACAAGTACAATTTAGAGAAAACCTTTGATATGCACGATGTAAAGACGAAAAGAGTCGAATGGTTGAAGAAGGAACTTATCAAAAATGTTGGAAAGAATACGACAATTCAGCAACTGATGACACTATGCAGTAAATTGTATGAAAAGGCTTACAGTGGTCTCGACATTTTGAACTTGCTAGAAAATCACAAGTTTTTAGAAGATCAGATTACAATAGAGCGACGATATGAGATGTTGGTTGCATTTAATCGTGTTCGCAAAGAATTCCGAAATGAGAAATTATTGATTTTGTTTATACTGAATTTTATGTTTTTGAGTTCAGAACTGTCTTTAGAAAATATATCATTTATGTAACATGGACGATTTTAATGTGAGTTCGTTGCACGAAAGCAGAAATGAATGGTGTGCAAAGTTGATCACAATCTTGACACCGTTGGTTATTGATGGATACAAGTCCATTTTGGATGAGGCGGTTAAGCTGTGCAAGCAGAACAACGAGATGGACAAGTACTTGATGACATTCCAAAACTTCGTTTCGCGAATTCCGAAGTGGAACAGCACGATTATAGAGACCGAGAGAAAGAGGATCTGCGACAAGAGTGGTTGCGTCTATTTAGAAGATCTCGTGACTTGTGTCCATGTCATTCAATTGAAGGTTTTGACTGCTATGCGTGTCGGTCAGAAGCAAAAGAAGATTGATCTCGATATTCCCAAGTTGGACGATTTCATTCACAAGCTGTATATCAGTGTCGCTAGGAAAGTGTATAAGAATGTTTATTTGTTTGAGCTCGGCATCCCGCCGCTCCAGACACAGAAACACAATAGGGAACTTGAGATTATCGTTCAGGAGTGCATTTTGACGACTGTTCGCGATAGCATTCCGGTGGAAGCAATTTTGAAGGCGTATTTGGAGGAGACTGTTGAGGAAAATGTTACTGAGGAGATCAAGGAGGAGATTATTGAGGAACCGAAGGAGTCTGTGAAGGAGTCTGCGAAGGAGTCTGCGAAGGAGGAGCCTAATGTTGTTACTGAATCAGAAAGAGATACAAGGTCTAGTATCCGATTCGATGATGTTGACTATGTCAAGGGTCCCGACAATACTATTGTTCCCGTTGAAGCACCCAAGACTGAAAAACGATTGAAAGAAGTCTTCGAAATGAAAGAGGAACAGAGGAAGTTGGAGGAAGCAGCCGATAACGACAATGATTATGAAAATGTAAAGCTTTCCATCTCTGACCAGTCGGTTGTCTTGGATAACTTGGATGTGCATGATTTAGTTGAGCCATCGTTGGATTTATTGCCGGATTTGCTGATTGATGAAATCGAGGTCTTAGAGTAAGTAATTATCAATTATGCTGATAGTAATTGCGTAAAACCATTAATAAGAAATTGAATCAATACTGTAAAATGGAAAATATTTTCATAGTTGCAGCGGTTATATCGTTAATCTTCCTGATTTCAAAGTTTATTGAAATGCGATTTGTCGATAAAGAAAGCAAGCCTTTGAAGTTATTGATCCGCGACACCGTGCTTGTTTACTTTAGTGTAGTTTCTGGAAATTTTATTTTGGAGCAACTGAGCCCCGTTATGCAGAAGGGTGGTGTCACACCTGTTTTCACTGATAATCCTGAATTCTAAATAAATTCTTTTTGTATATTAGATGACAAAAAGAATGCGAACAACAAAAACAAGAAAAAGGCCAATCATTTCTAAGAAACATGCGACTACAAAAACTCACAGACGAATCGTAAAGTCTAAAACGAAAAAACTGCGAAAACGCGGAGGAATGCTACGAGCATTAAAGAATGCGGTGTCCAGTGTTTTTCAACCATCACCCCTCGTTTATGCTGATATTGATTTTGTGAAAAAACTAAGACCATTATTGAGTAACAAAAATAATGCTGCAAATAAAGTCGATGCTGTTAAGAAATTGATGATAGAAAACAAAGATCAGCTCAACAATGTAATATGGGTTACAACTGGTGGTCGATACACTATTCACGACCCCAATAATCGTGTTTCAGGCGGCACCCCTATGTTACTATTACAAATTTTGTTAAATGTGCCGGAATTCAAAAATGATCGTAGCATTTATCATGTGTTTCTTGATAACGGAGGAGACATTGATAAAAAGACCAATCCGAATGGGTTATCGCTGAAGGAACAAATCGCGTTTGACACGACTGATGATAGACCTGGCAAAAAAGGTAAAAAGGCTAAAAAGTCAAAAAAATCGGTACCTAAAGAAAAACAGCAACCAATACCACAAGAAAATGTTGATGATGAAGGACCGATCGAATCTGTTGTGGAAGAAGAGCCAGTTCATGTGCAATTGGAGGAAGATGTTGTCAAATCAGATGTAGAATCAATGCCAGAACAACCAGCAGCATTACCTGTCGCAACCGGTCCGTCATATGATACTACATTAACTTTTTGGAAACCATTATTTCCAGGTACAGAACTAAATGATTTAAAGACGAAGTTTGATAGTTTGATTGCAGGCGATCTAAGCATAAAACATGATGAGATATGCAAATTGTGTCAATTTTTGAAAACTATAATACCATCATTTCATGTTAGTTTCGAAAGCGTAAAGAATATAAATGGTCTTGTCGTTTTCAAGCAACCAAGGGACATACAAAATACAAACATAATTTTATGCGCAACCATGATACTGCTTGGTATCATTGCGAAAAAACTGGAGAAACAAGATTATACATTTATGTTCAAAGGTGGAAAAGGCGTTCAATTGGCGTTCGCCCATGCAGAGAGAAAAGATGGTAAAAAGTATGGAGAGTATGAAAGTGAAGATATTGATCTCATCATAATACCAAACAAAAAGGGTGTTAGTTACGATGCTGACAAAGCGAAGGATCTAGCGTTGAATATAAGTTATCTTATCCGTTGGTTCTTTGAGACAAATTACAAGGACAACCTAGACAGTCAAATTATGGCAACAAACCCAAATGTTGTTAAATTCGCCTATCAAGCTTTTATGCGCGATGATAAGACGCCGCTCGGTAATAAACTTGCACTCATGGATATTGACTTTTCCAAGATACCTGATGAGAATATACCTTTCTATAAAGACAAGATCAAAATGTTTCACAAAAAGACAAACGATGATGGTTTAAGCGAAGATATGTTATTCTACTTTCAATCACTTAAGCAACAGATCGATGAGAAGCTGTATTATTACTTGTTATACACAAAATATAAAAAGATGTTGCAAAGCCGACCTGCTATTGAAATTACGGATGAAAAATATAAAACACTAACTGTCAATGAATGTAAGTATTTCTTGAAAAAGTTCAAAAAGAGTCTTGGGGCTTTGTTACGAGGTTATGGTGAAGGGTATTTGAGTTTCTTCGACAAGTATAAGACGGATAGTCGGTTTTCCGAACCTTTGGTTGATGAAGTTCAAGTGGAACTCTCGAAATAAATAGAACCGAGATAATTTAACAACAATATATTTTTAATACGCAGTATATATAAGAATACGAATGCCCAAGAAATACGAAATGAAAACAGTGAATACATACGATGAAGCATATAAAATCGGATCCAAGTATATTGATAATCTGAGTAAGTCATCTGCGTCACATATGAGACCGAGACCAGACAATCTCCCTGTTCAGATTTCAAATCCGATCTGGGAAATGTCTCTCACATCGCTTCGTAACACATTGAAATATATCTGTGAGCTTCTGCATCATCAATGTTATATGCTATGTATTCATGACAATAATATACTGATGTGCAAGCTGGATATGCAAACAACTGCGCCAATGTTTAGCCGCGTCATTGACAAACAACTTGCCAATTTAGACAGTAATCCAACGATTACGGAAGCTCAAAGAAAATTTATTCGCGATTCGATCGGCAAAAACAAAGATCGTCTTCGTGTAATGCAGTGCATTGTGAAACCCTTTAGTGAAGACAAGGGAGAAGATAAAGCTGAGAATGAATATTTGCAACTGTTGAAGGGTCTCAAATTGCCGGATGGTGTGTTCATTTTGAATTTAACCGATGCTGTCATCCTGAGGAATTACGGTAAATCTCCATTTGCAATGGTTACTGGTAAAGTCCAATTGGACAGCGAGTATGTCTTCGACAAACATTTACCCATTTTGAGCATTTCCGGACAGCGTCATTATCTGGATATTCCTATTCCAAACTACGATGATGTGATGACTGTGTTGAAACAGACCACCGTTAAAACAAATGCCACCAGGAAATCGCTGCATCAATATAAAATCACGCAAACAACTGGGCCTCTTGTAAATGCATTTGGTGTCAAATGGGATTCTGGATTGGTTACAGACTGGGCAAAGAAGAAGAAGACTCGTGCGGTTTTCCGTGGGGGTCCAACCGGATGCGGTTATACGGAAGAGACCAATATGCGTTTGAAATTGGATTCTATAAACTCAAATTTGCTAGATGTTCGGCTGTCTAAACCCGCAGGGGCTTCATCGATAGACACAAAATCAATCCGCTTTGATCCAAAGTATGGTTTGGGCGTTATGAACACACGAATAAATTATAAGAATGACTTTTTGAATATGCGGCAACAGAGTGAGTATAAGTATATCATTCATGTCGATGGGAATGTGAATGCGTATCGTCTGCTAACGACGATGACGACAGGTTCTCTCATTTTGCGTGTTATGAGCCCATATACTTCGTGGGTCGATCATATGATAAAGGCAAAAGTCCATTACATTCCTGTCAAGGAGGATTTGTCGGATTTGCTGGATGTAATCAAATGGTGCAAGAAGAATGATGACAGATGCCGGGAGATTGCTAATAACGGACTTATTTTTGCGAGGTCAGTTTTGAATAAGAAATTTATTCAATCGTATTTGAGTGAAATCTTGTGGTCGCTTGCCCCTGAGAAAAATAAGGATTACACTCAGATGGATGTTGCTTTGCCTGCAGCGCCTTTGCCGGTCGCGATTGCTATGCCTCAAGCGATTGCTATGAAAGCGGTTGAAAGCGAAGAATATCTTGAGATGCCGGAAGATAAGAAACAATGTCCTAAGGGTTATAAATCGGTCCAACACGAAGGTCGCAAGAAATGCAAGAAAACGAAAAAGGCGAGCAAACCACCAGCAGCCAAGACGAAAAAGGTGCGGTTTGTAGATGAGTCGGAATATGTTGATATTCCTGAAGGTAAGAAACAGTGTCCCAAAGGTTACAAGGCTGCTCACCATGAAGGACGCAAACGATGCAAAAAGAATGTCACCAAAAAGACGCCACCAAAATTAGAGATTGCCGATGACGACACTGACGAAGAATAATAATAACAACAATAGTGTTTATCCACTTTATTTACACCTTTTCTCATTTGAAACGCCCATTTTATATAAAATTGATTTAATTATAATATAAAATATTACAATTAACTAAATTAAAATGTCATCGTGTAATGGTAATGGAGAATGTTTAACTCAATGTGAGTGCGAATGTTATAACGAAGAAACTGATGAATATAATGAAGTATGTGTTTGTGGTCATAGAGAACATAACGGTTATTGTCCTTCTAATTGTTGTATTCCAATTGAATGTAGAAATTATAAATATTGTAATGTAAAACAACCGAAATGGGTATCATTATGTCATAATGGTATGTGTATGAATTGTGCTATTCAAATGGGAAAACATACACCCACAAATCAATTAGAAGATTGTTGTGTATGTTTGGAAAATAAAATTATGATAATACTAAAATGTAATCATAAAGTTTGTAATGATTGTTGGTATAATATTACGAAATATGGGTTTGGAAACAATGAACAGAACCCATTATGTCCGTTATGTCGTAATTTGAATGATTGGGGTAAATAATGGGCGTTTCAAATGAGAAAAGGTGTAAATAAAGTGGATAAATAATTAGACAACTGGTTAATAGCTGTGTACATCAACCATAAAGTTCAATTCGGGACTTAGCACCAGATCAATCTTTGCAACGGAATACTTGACAGAGACCGTGATCTTGTTATTCGTTCCGTCATACACGATATCATTGAGCGTCACACCATTATCCGCCAACGCGTCGTGGGCACAATCGCCAGCCTCATTAATGTCCAACAACACGATCTCATTGCCGCTCAGCGCATAAGGCTCGCCGGCGCAATTCAGTTCAAAGGCGCCCGTAATGGCAAAATCGAGTGTGTTGCTGTCACGGAAAGAAACGGACGCACCAATCGTCTCACCAAAGACAGTCTTGGAACCAACATACTTTCCCGAAGGGGACACTAGACCAGTAAGAGCGTAGAAGATCGCAAGCAAATTACCGACGAACATTTATATATATATTAACAAAATGTCTTTAAATAAATCCACCTTTAATAAAGGTTTCAGCGAAGCAATGAAAAGTCGAACAAAATTTTGATTCTAAATGTTACACAGATATATCGGAATGCGTGTGTGCCAACACAGCTGCAAAAATTTCCGAGAGGACCTTTCGGGTGTATAATTATTTTTATTTGCCAATTAAATAGCAAATAAAAATGGATATTAACGATAAATATTCGGTTGAGCGGACCAAGCCGGATTACCGGAAGTATCAGCAATCGTAAGGCACTCATTACTCATTTGGTAAAACGAACTATCTTGTTGTAAATAATGTAGATTCTTTGTCTTGTCAAACAACATTACCATATCTATTTCTCTATCGCCTTCTACTTCAAAGAGTTTCTTGTCTTCAAATAGTTTAATATGAAGACGATGGGTTACAGCTCTCTGACAGATCATTGACCAATTGCTAGGTTGTTGCCATAAAGCGAATCCGTTCTCTTTACGAAGAGACCACTCACCGACAGTTTGTTTTTTGTCCCATAAATAGATCGTTCCATCTTCCTTAAATTGGACATTTAGGTCAATGTGTCTAACGTGTCGCTCACCTAAGATAACAACCTTTGATAATAACCATCCATTCCGTTTGGTTAACTTTTCGGGGATGATATTAACGACATCCATAGTAATTGGTGTTAAATCGGTGTCAGGACAATTCAGTTTGACAAGCTCTCCGGGTTTCGCTACAAATAATTTGGGGTCGTCTTTATAAGTCGGTTGAGTAAATACTGCAACATGTGGATGTTGACGATTTCGTGCCTTTTGTTCTTCAAATATGTCGGCTAATGATGCGGCCTTTGTTAAATAGATATTCGGATAATAAGACTCATGAATTATAAAGGCCATGTCTAGATTAGATGACCAATCCATAGATTTACCGGTTTCTTGAATAAGACGCGCATTCACATCGGATTCTTTTTGAGCGATTATAGTCTCAAATTTCTGTCTCCAATAAGGGTCGCCTTGCTCCTTCGCAACGTCGCCATACATATACGACATTTTTGTAACGGATTCTGTATTCGGTTCGGTTAATTCCATAGGCTCACACTGACAAATCATTTGGCATAATAAAATAAATATATTTGCTAGATATTACGCAAAATACAAAAATATAAATTTTTTTATTTACCAAATAATTGGCAAATAAAAAAGTCTGTGCTCTGGTGCTTTTTACACAAAATTAGGAAAAGATGACATCGATATCCATAATATCCCCCTTAACTTCTCCCTTGAACTCGAACGCCTTGAATTCGGGGCGATCCAACTGCGCCTGCGGCGTGTGATTATGCACAAACCGAGCAATCATCTTATACAGCTTGAAGTCCGGATACCTGTCCGTGCCATCGTTCTTGTACAAGACATTGACACCCTTGTCATCCAAACACCAATCAATGATAATCTTTTTCACCGGATCCTTGGCACACTTCTTGACATCTTTAATGTCATCCACCATAAAATCAAATATAGAGCATGCTAGGCGGCACAAATCAAAGCTATAATTCGGTTCCAACCGTGGTTTCTTCTCGTTGAAGTATGGTTCCGTATTGTATTGAGTCGCTGCGTCTCCTCCCGGGCTGAAGCTGTCGCTGCAATATGTCTTGCCATTGACCTTGTAAATGCTTCTCCCGAAATCAATGATCTTGAATATGCGACCAAATGTCGGCACCCTATAAACCTTCCCTTTGAACTTGTAAAACAGAAACTTCTTGTCTGTTTCATTGTACATGACATTGTTTGTGTGTAAATCATTGTGCGTAAATGAAAATGCCTTCTGGTATGTTATCAGCGTCATAATAATCTGCATCAGCGCCGACAGCCATTCGTCATTCGTAAGATCATTCGAGAAAATCAAATCATCAAGAGTGTTATCGCAATTTTCCATGCAAATCACTTGAACTGGGAATTTGGGAATGGTCGCTTCAATCACCTCTTCTTCTTCATCTGAATCCCACGATGATCCATCGTCATCATTCTCCTCATCGTCATCTTCATCCTCTCCGCTGGTCTCATCATCTTTATCGTCGGCATTATCCTCAGCAGAAGTATAAGAAGACCGCGACGAACACGATGAACCAGATGAATCTGACCTCAAGCTCTTTGAAATCCGCTCAACAAAATTCATTTCGTCGAAAGTCATTTCCTCGAGAACTTCCGTTGGGGCATCCGTATTATCAGGCTCAAAAATATCCTCAAACATAGAATCGTCAATCGGCGATGCATCTAGTTCAGCATTGCTGTTTTGTTGAATTTGGATTGGTTTTCTCTTATTCGTTTGATCGTTTTGGAATAGGTGTTCGTAACTGTCAATTTTGAACAACTTGTTCTTGTTCTTATTGAAGAAATCCGATTTGTGTAAAAACTCAATATCGTCATACACATTCACTTTGAAGTCGTTCTTAACAGCAAGAAACGATCCGTAATAATCAACGCCATGTACAAACTTGTGTTCGTGGATCAAACTGTTTGTAAAGTACAAGAACTGTCCATCAACATATGCGCAATTATTCGGGTCGATGAATGAAGCTATCGTTGTTGTTTCGGTTGAGTTATAATCAGGCAGATTCAACATCTTGTCGGCCTGAGCAACATACTTTCCAATCAGATACTTGTAAGGGACCAACAAAGGTGCCAACTTGAAGAATACCTCCTTGTCTTTGACCTTTTGCGTTTGGATGTTCTTCACCTTGCATTCAAACAGGTTGGGGCAATCATCTACTGCCGCCTTGACACTTGACAAATACCACCGATGGTTCAGATTAACACCGTTATAATTCGTCTCGTTCAGTGAAAGAATTCGTTTGTAAATAGGAATGTAATTTTGGGCGTTCGAGAGAAACAGTGATTTCGGATCTTCTAAACTCTTGAAAAGTTCCTGATTCTTCCGTTTTTGATAATCGATTTTAGTCATCATAGCTATTTGGAATATAAATTATATTTGGTTCTAACTCATCCTATCCACCTTTAAAAAAGGTGGAGCCAAATCCTTATCCTTACTGTTATTTAGTTATTTTTAAAATAGGTTTGTTTTTGGCTCCACCTTTTCTAAAGGTGGATAAGGTGGATAGATGCGTATTTTTTCATAGTTTTAATTTAGGATGATAATTCTAATGGCGTCATTAGAATTAAGAAAATTTGATATGAAGAACATCAGCTTCAAACCAAATGAAGCAAAAGGCCCCGTCGTCGTCCTCATCGGTCGTCGTGACACCGGTAAGAGTTTCTTAGTCCGTGATCTTCTCTATTACCAACAATCAATCCCCATCGGAACCGTCATATCAGGAACAGAAGAGGGTAACGGTTTCTACAGTTCTATGGTACCGAAACTATTCATCCACAATGAGTACAACACTGCCATTATTGAGAATATATTGAAGCGTCAGAAAACCGTGTTGAAGCAGGTAAAAAAGGAAATGGAGACCTACAAGCGAAGCACCATCGATCCACGAACATTCGTCATTCTGGATGATTGCTTGTATGACAACACCTGGTCGCGTGATAAGATGATGCGACTCCTCTTTATGAACGGGAGACACTGGAAGGTGATGCTTATCATCACGATGCAATACCCATTGGGCGTACCACCCACGCTCAGGACTAACATCGATTATGTTTTTATTTTGCGCGAACCCTACATAGCGAATCGCAAGCGCATTTATGACAATTACGCAGGAATGTTCCCTACATTTGAGTCCTTTTGTCAAGTCATGGATCAATGTACGGAAAATTATGAGTGCTTGGTGATAAATAATAACGCGAAATCGAATAAATTGCAAGAACAGGTCTTCTGGTACAAAGCCGACAGCCACAATGATTTCAAGTTGGGATCAAAGGAGTTCTGGGAACTCTCGAAAGGCTACAACTCGGGTGACGAAGAGGACGAAAAGTATGATCCGGGGTCAGTGCAGAAGCGCGGTGCTGGACCGAAAATCAATGTGAAGAAGGCGACGAAGTGGTAATCCACCTTTGGAAAAGGTGGAGCCAAAAATGTATATCATTATGGTCGTAATTTATTAATGTTTAGAAAACACGAATAAATTACTGTCTATTGTTTTTATTTTTAAAAATAAAAACAATATAGATATATCTATATAATAATAAATTATAATGGACGCTTCGCTGAATATAGTTGAACTCATAGAGAATAACCCAATAACAAAATTATCAAGCTCGTATAATGGTAAATTACTTACGAAGATTCAGGAGGTTTTCACAAATTTTGAACAGCAGTTATTTGTTTCAAGTTTCTATTGTTATTTGAACTATAATCATAAGAAAGATTTTGTAATTGATTTAGACAATGTATGGAAATGGTTAGGGTTTAGTCAAAAGGATGCAGCAAAAAGGGCTTTAGAAAAATGTTTCATAAATGATATTGACTACAAATGTTTGCTCCACAGACATGTGGAGCAAAAAAACAATACTCTTGTTCCTGAAGCTTCAGGGACAAAAAAAAATGGCCGAGGAGGACACAACAAAGAAAAATTTATGCTGAGTGTTAAGACATTCAAATCATTGTGTTTGAAGGCCGGGACAAAAAAGGCCGATGAAATTCATGAGTATTACTTGAAGATGGAAGAAATGATTCATCAGGTTGTCCAGGAAGAAAGTGACGAATTAAGATTGCAACTCGATCAGAAAGATAAAGAGATCGAGAAGAATATCCAGAAACTTGCAACAAATGAACATAATGCGAGAAAAGCAGTTGAGCAAGCAATCATTAATCAGTTCCCATTGAACACAGAGTGTGTTTATTTCGGGACAATTGATAACCGCCTAGGAGAAGAACACCTTATAAAGTTTGGACAGACAAATGATTTACAGTCACGAATTTACTACCATCGTGCAAAGTTTGACAACTTTATTCTTGTAAATGCATTCAAAGTGCAAAACAAAGTCGAAATTGAGAATCTTGTCAAGAGTCATCCAAAGATCAAAAAACAGATCCGACAAATTAGTATCGGTGATAAGATTTATAAGGAGATCATTGCACACGACGAGAGTAAATTCACAATTGATAATTTGTCGTTATACATAAAGAATATTATTTCAAGCCGTCAATATAGTATTGACAACTTCAATTTGCTAGTGAAACAGAACGAAGAACTCAGTGAATCATTAAAGACAGAACGAGAAAATAATGAAGTTTTAAAGGAAATATGCAAATCTAAAGACTCTGAAATTGCTGATTTGAAGAATACTATGGAACATCAGAAGAAAAAGATCGAGTTCTTGGAATTAGAAAACAATACTACTCAATCTATTGTTGATGAAGATGAACAGACCAAACGCTTCAACCAGTTTGTGGAAGAATGTTGCTTTGTCAATAAGGAGGTTGAAGAATCTTCTGTGAATTTGGACGGACAGTTCCGAATTTGGAACCGAGTGAAACCGACTAAGGCACTGTTCCATCTGTTTAAAGAATATATGGACACACGGTTTAGACCAAAACGACTACAAAAACAAGATCTGAACCAAATTGTTCATGGATACACTGGAGTCCGATTGAACCTAATTGAGTATAAACCGCATTTGGAAAATAACGATACAGAAATCTTTATATTTCAAGTATGTAGGTTTTCTCCTCGTGGTAAAATTTTGAATTCAAAATTATTAGCAGAGTATCAACGATGGAAAAAGAAACTGAACAAACCTATTAGTGATGACGATATGAAAGAACTAAAGGTTTATTTAACTACATCTCCATATGTAGTGAAAGCCACTATTTGGGATACCACATCAAGCAATGAAGGATATTATGGGTTATCATTACTACAAGACGATGAATACCAACACAAAAAAACATCTTCAACGGGCAAAAAGGTTCAAAAAGTGTGTGCAAAAACGAATAATGTGCTGAACACATGGGAAACTATTTTGAAAGCGGCGACAGATGAGAAGATGAGTGCAGCAACAATGAGTAGGAATGTGAAGAATAAGATTATGTTTGATGGGTATTACTATATCCATCTTTAGAAAAGATAGATTTTTGGCTCCACCTTTGGAAAAGGTGGATAAAGGTGGATTTCTAAAGGTGGATGTCAAACCCAATCGAATAAGGATACTTCATGTAACAATAGTTTGTCCAATTCGTCGGAAACGGATGATTCGACTCACACCATTCAAACAGATATTTATCCTCGGAACTAGTTTTAATTGGAAACTCTTGCCACAAATTGTATTTGAACCGAAGTAGTAAATTCATTACAGTCATTTCATTTGTTCGACACAGCGGATAATCGTTCATAGCCTGGATCATCTGTTTTTTGTCGCATATTTTCAAAAGTTCTGTATCATAAATCCATATACAATTCAAGAAATAATGCGATTCAAATATTGTATCACCGAAATCATTCCTCAATTGCTCAACATATTCCGGGTTATCAAAGCATATTTGACTCTTGAACACCTTGTCTGGGTGAAAATACGGTGCAGCATCGTTGGGAGCAAGGAACTTGTATCTGTAATCCAGTTCCAACAAGTGATCAACAGTGTCCAGAATACGCATCCCGGCATCCAGAAACACAATTCGCGACCACTGTGCAAAATACTCATCAAATATGTGGAGTTTCTCCCATTGGTTCAACTTGTGGATCTCTCTCTTGTCGCTGTTTGAGAATCCAGATGGTCCGATCTTCTCTAGCAACACAGTTTTATCGATTGGTGCAAACTTTGATTCTATCACATTGTATTTGGTCTTGAAATCATCCGGTAAATCAAAATCGATGGTTGCCAATACAACAGTTCCTTCCCATTTGCCACGAGTCCTCAAGTCCTTTATTGTTTGTTCAGCCTTCCCGAGATATAATCTGTCAGTTATCAGCGCAAATGCTGTGCTCATTTGTTATAATATAAAATATTTGTTTTTATATCATAATTATTCAACTTTTCTAAAAATTGATTAGGAGAGGTGCTGAGAACCTAGGTTCTCTGCTTAGTCACTCTTATTCTTATCGGCGAACGGACCACTGATGAGCTGACTCCTGCCATTGTCCGACTTCCCCACAACGATGTTCTCACCTTCGAACAGCTCGGCACGAATGTCCGCAGCAGAAATGGTATCATTGGCCTTGAGCGACTCCTCTTGCGTGTTCGCGTTATTGACGCCGACCAAGTTGCCCTGCTCGTCGATGGACTGCGTGAGCATATTTCCAGTCTTCTCGGCATTCTTGATATTCTCCTCAATCGCCTTCTGCTTCGTCTCCTTGACACGCTGCTCAAATGCCGACTTCGCATTCGCCTCATTCTTGTTCTTCTCCGACATGAGCTGGTTCAACTCATCCTCCATATACTCCACGCGCCCCGTCTTGTAAGCCTCCGGGTCCCAAGGCATCCACATCCCCACCGGTCCAACATACACATCGTGGTTCGGGTCAATCTCGCGCAACAGCTTGCATCTCAGCTCCGCCTCCTCCTGCGTGGGATACGATCCGCGAATCTTGAGACCGCGGGTGCAAGTTTGGAAATTGCAAGTCGCTGCAAACGACTTCTCAAGCTCCTCCTCGTTGTTATCAACAAATGTCTTGTATTCGTCCGACATATTAGTGGCTACCAAATTATCCTTCTCGTCCTTGACAAACTCCTTGAAGTCGTTGGAGACATCATCAAACGAAACACCATACTTGTAGGAAACGAAATTCAGGAACTGGACAAACTTTTCCATAGACTTGTTGAAATCCCACTTCTTTAGGAACTCCTCAAACATGAAAATCTCCTTCTGCTTGAGAATCTTCTCCGGCGAGACAAACGAAACACACACGAACTTCTGTCCGGCGAGAGGCTTGTCCTCCTCCAGCAGATCAACATACTTGGGATTGGCCTTTCCATTAACGGTTTTTTTCTCGTAGGACCTTTGTTCTTTAGAGCAACTCATTTGATTTCTTTAGTGATTATATTTTAAGTATTTTATCGCAGATATTATATTTGATTGTAGATGTATTATTTCATCGCAAACATATTTTTTTCTTTTTATTTAATATAATGAGCAGTTTAGTTAATGTCAATGAACTCGTGAAGAGGATCATCAAATACCTTGTTGAGGGTCTCATGGTTGCCATCGCCGCGTATGCGATTCCTAAAGCCAGAAACGCCCTGAATATTGAGGAGATCATCTTCATTGCCGCCACCGCCGCCGCGACATTTAGCATCCTTGATACTTACATCCCCAGTATGGGTGTTAGTGCTAGGTCGGGAGCCGGATTCGGTATTGGAGCCAACCTCGTTGGGTTCCCGGGAGGCTTACGGTAAGCATCACCGAATATTGCATAATAATCAAAATCATTTAGATTCAATAAATCTATATGATTCAATAAATCTATATGATTCATTACCAAGTATGACTTTTTGTCTCCATGTTTTTTCTCCACCTTTGTCTCCATAGTTTTTGGCTCCACCTTTTTCAAAGGTGGATTAGATAGTCGGAATAAACTCCCAATCCAGTTCCGCACAAATATTCTTCCAAATCGTATCCTGCTCGATCCGCTTCTCCCGGTCCTTCAACATAGGGAAGTGTTCCAAATACTGATCTTCGCCCAGTAACTCGCACAGCTTGTAAGCCGTGTAATAATAATTCAAGAAATTCACGCGATCGTCCGGACAGAATTTCGAATACGGTGACTGCAATTCAATAAACAAATTGCACAGTGTTTCCTCGAGTTCAGGCGACATGATTGGCGGTTTGATTCCCAATTTGTCTTTGATAAACGGAATGTGCTCGTAATACTTGTTATAACCGAGCTTCTTCAAAATCTCCTTGGTTTTGTGATTTGTGATCTGCATCAACTCGATCCGCTCCTTTTTGATTTGAAGTTTGATATTTTCAATAACATCCAGAGGAATC